GGCAAGACGCGCCGCGAGACCGCCGCGGGTCTCGGCATCCGGTTCATCCTGGCGCCCAACATCGGCATCGAGGACGGCATCGACGCGGTGCGCGCCATGCTGCCTCGATGCATGTTCGACATAAAGAAATGCGAACGCCTGATTGAGGCTTTACGGCAATACCGCAAGGCGTGGGACGACAAGAACAGGCGCTTTCAGGACCACCCGCACCATGACTGGGCCTCACACGCCGCCGACGCGGGTCGTTACGGCGCCGTGACGCGCGACCCGGCCACCGAGACGCGACCGCGCGTGCCGGTGTTCGAAACGCATGACGCGGGCATGGGGATGCTGGGATGATCTCATTGCTGGTCTGGCTGCTGGTCCTGTGCCTGATCCTGGGCCTGATTATCTGGGTCATTCAGATGATTCCGTTACCGCAACCGTTCGGCACTATCGCCATCGCGATCGTCGCGGTGATCTTCATTCTGATCCTGGTGTCCTTCCTTCTCGGTGAAGTACCGTTGCCGCGAGGGGGCCTGCGCTGATGTCAGGTCCGGTCTACGCCTATCACACCACGCCAATCGATGTGACGGCGGAACGGATCGCCGCGCCCACGCCGGGCATGCTGGCGGATGTCAACGCCGTCTACCGGCTTGAGGTCGCCCCGTTCACGCGCTACCACAGCGACGGCGCCGCGCTTGTGATGATGAGCGATAGCGGGGGCGCCGCGCCCCCCGGCGAAGCCGCGCTGCCGCTGTCCGGTGGCGCGATGACCGGGCCGCTCTATCTCAATGCCGATCCCGTGGACGCGCCGGATGATTCATCCGACCTGTTGGCCACGACCCGGCATTATGTCGATGCCGGCAATAACCTGAAGCAAAACACCTGGGGTGTCTCGGACGGTTCCGACGCGGCGGTGGGCGATGTGGGCGAGTACCTCGTGTCCGCCAACGCCGAGGGGGTCACGTTGCCTAACAACACCCCGGCCGCGGTTTGCTCGCTCGATCTTACCCCGGGTGACTGGGAGATCTGGGGGACGGTGGATTTCCGTCCCGCCGCGGGCGTCAGCCCGAACGCCATCGCCGCCGCGATCAGTACCCGCCCTGATGCGTTGCCCTCGGATGAAGACCTGATGACCGGTGTCGGCGTGCTGAACATGTTCGCCACGCCATCTCTCACCTCTGGCCAGCGTCAGGTGCTGATGACCGGGACGTGCCGGTCTAACTCCGCTGCCGCGCTGACCCTGTATCTGGTCGGCCAGACGACGCTGGGCGGCACCGGCACGCTCATCGGCAAGGGTTATCTCTGCGCGAGGCGCGTGCGCTAAGTGAGCGACGTTCTCGACGCTCTCCCGCGCGCCGTCGCGGATCTGATCGCGCCGCACCTCGGCGGCGAGGAGGACAGCCCGACGCTGGCCGCGATCGGCGTGGAGATCGGCGCCAAGCGCGACGAAGCCAAAATGGCGCGCAAGATGTCGGGCATCGAGGACGCGTGGCGCGCCGCTGACGAAGCGTATGAGGGCATAGACGACGCGAACCGTGGCGAGGTGGGCGACGGTGGACGCTGGGCCAAGCCGATGAGCGTGGATGGCCCGCTGATGACGGAGCGCAGGAACAGGAACCCAGACCACCGATCGACCGCGTTCCTGCGGCTCACCTCGCGCTATGTGGACGCGGGCGCGGCGAAGCTGGGCGAGATCCTGCTGCCCGCCGACGACAAGGCGTTCTCGTTCCGGGCGATGCCGGTGCCGCGCCTGATCAAGGCCAAGGAGGACACCAGCCAGGTCGTCCACGGCGACATGGGCGTGCCGCTGACGCGCCCGGCGCAGCCCGGCGAGACCGGCGCGCCCGCTGCCCCACCCGGCGCACCACCAGCCGGTGGCGACCCCATGGCGGCAGCCGCCGCGGCGTTGCAGGCTGGCGGGCAACCCGCCCCAGGCGCCACGCCAGGCGCACCGCCACCGCCAGCGGGCCAACCCGGGCAGGCGCTGACACCGCCGGGCACGCCGCTCGCCCCGGCCTCGCCCACGCCGCCAGGGCACGTCCCGCTGACGGTCAAGGACCTCGCCGTCGAAAACATTCAGATGGCGGACGAGAAGGCCAAAGCGGCTGAGACAAGGATCTATAACTGGCTGCTGTCGTGTCAGTATCGCGGCGAGATCCGCAAGGTGATCTTCGACGCCGCGCGCATTGGCGTGGGCGTCCTGAAGGGTCCGACGCCGCGCACCAAACGCGTGATGGCGCTGACGAAGCAACGCCACGGCGAGGACCTTAAGGTCATCATCAAGGACACCATCCAGCCGGCGGCGGTGTGGGTGGACCCGTGGAACATTTTCCCCGACCCCGCGTGCGGTGAGAACATCCACGACGGCAGCTACATCTTTGAGCGCGACCACATGTCGGCGCGGCAAATCCGCAAGCTTAAGAGCCTGCCCGGTTATATCGGGGACGCGATCGATCAGGTGCTGGATGAGGGACCGAACAAGGCCTACCGGTCGGAGACCGATCGCGGTCCCGGGTCGAAGCGCGACAAGGATCGTTTCGAAATCTGGTATTTCCAGGGCACGCTGACCAAGGAGGAGATGCGCGCGATCGACATGGCCTCGGGCCGCGATCCTTACACCGACGAAGATGCCGAGAACGACAAGCGCGACGAGGTGTTCGTGATCGTGACGTTGATCAACGACACGGTCATCCGCGCCACGATCAATCCGCTCGACAGCGGCTCGTTCCCGTATAACTCCATGCCGTGGCAGCGGCGCGCCGAAAGCTGGGCCGGCGTCGGCGTGGCGGAACAGATGCGGACGCCGCAACGCATGGTCAACGCCGCCGTTCGGGCGTTGCTCAACAACGCGGGCAAGAGCGCGGGCAGCCAGTTGGTCATCGACCAGAGCGCGATCATACCGGCGGACGGCCTGTGGACGATCACCCCCGATAAGATCTGGTTCAAGACCAACGACGGGCCGCAGGACGTGCGGCAGGCGATGATGGCGATCGCGATTCCCAACGTCACCGAGCAACTCATGTCGATTATCACCCTGGCGGAACGGTTCGCCGAGGAAACGACATCGATCCCGCTGATCACGCAGGGGCAGTCCGGGTCGACCACGCCAGACACGTTCGGCGCGACGCAATTGCAGAACAACAACGCGAACCAGCTTCTCCGTTCAATTGGCTACAGTTTTGACGACTTCATCACCGAGCCTCTGATACGCCAGTTTTACGAGTGGCTGTTGCTCGATCCTGATGTCCCCAACGAGGAAAAGGGCGAATTCGAGGTCGACGCGCACGGCTCCGTCGCGCTGGTCGAGCGCGCCATTCAGGACCAGAGCATCGCGCAGATGGGCAACATGGCGGCGAACCCAATTTACGGTATCGATCCGAAAAAATGGGCCGCGCTGTTCCTGAAATCCAAGCGCCTCGATCCCACCGACATGCAATACACCGAGGAAGAGCAAGAGAAGATGGCCGCGGCGCCGCCGCCCGAGCCGCCCCCGGTCACCGTCGCGCGCATCAACGCCGACACGCAGATCAAGCTTGGCGTGATGAAGCAAACCGCCGATCAGCAGACGCAGCAGGCCGAACAGCGCGTGGCCGACGCCGCCAACACGCTGGAGGGGCAGAAGCTGCACGTCCAGGCCACCGTCGATTTGCACGAAATGGAACAGAAACGCCAACTGGCCATGCTGGACTACGCCAACCGCCACCAGATCAGCCTCGACCAGACCAAGGCGGAACTCGCGCAGACCGCGATGAAGCTACAGGTCGAACAGCAACTGAACGCGATCAACAACGCGATCCACACGCGCGACACGCACGCGGCGCATGTGGTCGATGTCCACAAGCACGCGGTCGACACCGCCGAGGCAGCGCGCCAGCACGCCGTGGACACCGATCACGCGGCGGTCACGCACGCGCTCGACTCGGCGCACGCGGCCCGGCAGGCGGACCAGCAGACGGCGGAACAGCGGCGCCAGCACACCATCGACACCGGATCGGACCTGTTCAAGCACCAGAACCCGCCAGCCGTTCAGGTCCCCGGCAAAGCGGCGAACGGTCAGGCGGCATCACAGGTGAACCCATGATCGACTGGTATCAGCACGCGCTTGAGGTCGGCCTTCAGATGGTCGACATGGAGCGCGAGAACGCGTTGCTTAAGCGCGAGGTGGATATGCTGCGGCGGCTGTTGGTGGAGCGCGCCCAGATCCCGGCGCCGGTCAACCCGTTCCGCGCGTTCCCCGTCGAGCGGCGGCGCGTGGGTGGGTAGGTGCCTTTGATCAACGGCACGGCCAACGCCGACCCGGCGCCGCCGGAACTGACCTCGGGCGGTGGGGTCATGGACTGGCTGTCGGGCATGTTCGGGGGCGAGCGCGCGTTGCCGACGTTGCCCGCCGAGCCTGCGGGGCCGGCACGGGACGCTTATGCCGGGCAGTCCATGACGATGCCGCGCGCGGACTTCAGGCCCGGCACGGACATTGGAGGCAGCGTTCCAATGTCCGCCGAGCAAGCAGACCGCATGCGCGAGGCGTCGATGGAGTTGCACGACGCGACGATGCTGGCCGGCGGTCCCATGGGCGCCGAGGCCGGGACCGGCGCGGTGGCGCTGGCGTCGAGGCGGGGACTGGCGAACCCGCCGCCACCGTCGAGGGGGTTGATCAACGCGACGGGTGAAGCGCCAGGGCCGGTCTCGATCCTGAAGGACGGCACGATCCTCTCCGGCGAAACGCCGGTCGGACGCGTGAAATACGACCACGGCGATGCATCCACGCGCATTGGCGACATCGCCATCAATCCATCGATGCAGAACCAGGGCATCGGCTCTCAGGTGATCCGTCAGATCCAGGACGAGGCGGCGGCGCGCGGCAATCCGGTCGTGCTGTCCACCGACGCGTTCCGCGGCCCGCAGGCACAGGCGGACCAACTACGGCTCTATCAGCGGCTGGGGTTTGAGCCGAACACCGGGCCGGGTCAGGTGTCGGAGCGGATTGGCGGCAGGAAGATCGCGGAGGACCTGGTGTGGCAACCGCCCGGCTTCACGGCCTACCACGGCAGCCCCCACGAGTTTCCGCCAACCGCGCGCAATCCGTTGGGAGAGTTCGACCCGGTAAAGATCGGCACGGGCGAGGGCAGTCAGGCCTTCGGGGTTGGCGCGGGATATCTCGGTGAGGCGGAAAACACGGCGAAATATTATCGCGACAGGTATGGGCCGCAGGCTGATCCAAAGGTCCAGGCGGCGGGTGACGAGTACAACAACGCCCACGCCGCGTTCGATGGCTCCGTGGCTGCCCGCGCCAGGGTCGAAGCCGCCGAGCGGGCGTTGCAGGACGCGGAGGCGAACGCGCCACCAGGCCATATGTATGAGGTTAAGGTCCACGCGGACCCGGCCAGATTCCTCGACTGGGATCGACCGTTGTCGCGGCAGCACCCCGATGTCCAGGCGGCGTTGGCGAAGATCAACCCCGATATGTATCACCCATCGTCGGGCGACTACGATCCGTCCGAGAGCGGTCAGATGATCTATCACCGCCTGGCGTCCCGGTCTTCGCAGGCTGATGCGTCGGCGGCGCTGAACGCGGCCGGTGTTCCCGGGATTCGATACCTTGACGCCGGCAGCCGCGGCGCGGGCGAGGGTAGCCGCAACCTCGTCGTGTTCGATCCCGCCAGGATGGACATCATCCGCCGGTACGGCCTCGCGGGCCTCATGGCGGGCGCGGGCGCCGCCGCCACGCAGGGGCGAGACCAGACCCAGTGAGCGACTTCTTCCCGCAGCCCGACCCGCCGTTCGACCTCGGCCCGGTGGACCGCGCCAGCCCCCTGTGGCGGCGCCTGGAAGGGTGGCTCGCCAGCGAACTGGACAACGCCCGGCGGCGCAACGACGCGCCACGCCCGGAACTCGACACCGCGATGCTGCGAGGCGAGATACGCGCGATCAAGCGATTCCTCGCGCTGGGACAAGATCGGCCAATATTGACCGATGCCGGAGAGGACACACCGCGAGGCGTGTCCGGACTGTGGAGTAACTCATGAACGAAGACGAACACGACACCACCACTGATGACGCGGCTGCCGAGGCTGCCTTCGCGGGCGGGTTCGAAGCCGAAACGCCGAAACGTCCGGAGCCACGCGCCGCCCCCGGTAAAGATCAGCCCGCGGAAACCCCACGGGAGATCAAACCGAACGGCAAGGCGGACCCGGATTACGTCCAGATCACGAGGTCGGACTGGGATAACGTGAGGACCGCCGCGGCAAAGACGGCCACATATGATCAACAGCTTTCCAAAGCGTTCGGGACGATCGGCAACCTACAGAAAGTCATCAATGGCCTGCGCGACCAGACGCCGCAGGGTCGCAAGATCGAGGTATCGCGCGAAGCGTTTGCCGACCTGGAGCGCGATTTCCCCGAACTGGCGAATTCCACGCGGGCCGCGCTGGAGCGCGCTCTCTCGGGCGTCAACGGGAACGGCGCTGATCCCGCCGTCATCCGCCGCATGCTCAATGAACACGCGTCCGAGCGTGAGGTGGAGGTCCTTGAAGACGCCCATCCTGACTGGCGGGACATCGTCGGCGCCGTCGATGTCTCCCAGCAGATGCCAGATCCCAATAACCCCTTCCGCAAGTGGCTGGCGACCAAGGACGCCGGTTACCAGCGGCGGATCAACGGCACTGAATCAGCCGCCGTGGTGATGCGCGCGATCAACCTGTTTCAGCGCGAGACGCAAACCAGGACGCAGACGCGCCAGGCGCAGGCGGCTCGCGCCGACGCGCGCACTGACCGCATCCGCCAGGCCGTGCAACCACGCGGCGATGGGGCGGCACCCGCCGCCGACGCCACCAACGACGTTGAGGCCGCTTTCGAGTCTGGCTTCAAAAACCGCTGACACGCCTACGCCGACGACCGGTTCATTCCGGCCTGTGACCGACGCCATTTGACGGCGGTTCCCGTGAATACCTCAGAAAATCCTCTTCACAGGAGCGCCAACCATGGCAATGCAAACGTTTGGCATGACGACTGCCCGACTTGCGAAATTCAAGGGTGAAATACTTTCGCACGCCGTGCCGCAGGAAGTATTGGGCCGCAGCGGGCGCCAGATCCCAATGCCCAAGAACAACTCTGACACGTACGTCGCGCGCCGCTGGCTGCCCTATGGCGCCACCGGGGCCACGGCCTCGTCGCAGAACCAGTTTTTCCAGAACGGGCCGGGCGATCGGGGTAATATCATTGCCCAGGCGCACCAACTCTCCGAGGGCGTGACTCCGCCGCCGGATTCCATCGTGCCGTTGGACATCACCGTGGTCGTGCAGCAATTCGGCTGCCTCTACGGGTTCTCAGACAAGACCTACAACTTGTATGAGGACGACATCCCCAAGGCGATGATCGAACAGGCTGGCGAGCGGATGACGTTCGTCAACGAAATGATCGCCTACGGCGCGTTGCGGGCCTGCACCAACGTCTACTACGGCGGCGCCGGGACATCGATCTCCACGACCAATGGCGGGCTGACGCTGGGCCTCATCCGGCGCATCGCGCGGAATCTTCAGGCCAACCATGGCAAGCCCGTCAACAAGGTTCTGAAGGCGAGCCAAAATTTCGGCACCGACCCGGTCGCCGAGGGCTTCACGGTTTACAGCCACACCGACCTTGAGCCTGACATCAGGGACTTGCCCAACTTCGTGCCCGCCGAGGCCTACGCGTCCGGATCGCCAATCCAGAACGAGATCGGCAAGTGCGAGCGGTTCCGCTTCATCACCTCGGCGGATCTCCCGTCCATCCAGGACGGTGGCGCTGGGGTGGGCGCCACCGGGCTATCGTCCACCACGGGCGCGAATATCGACATCTACCCGTTCATCGTCACGGCGCAGGACGCCTGGGGGCAGATCGCGGTGCGCGGTCTCGGCGCGCTCGATCCGACATTCATTCCGCCCGGCGACAAAACCAAGTCTGACCCGCTGGGCCAGCGCGGTTACGTCGGCTGCGCGTGGTGGAAGGCCGTGATGATCGAAAATCAAGGCTGGATGGCCGTTGGCAACGTCGGTTCCAAAGTATTGGTCTGAGTGATCAAGTAAAGGAGGCATCCAATGCTTGACACGATGAACAGATACCTCGCCGGCTTCAGGGAAGTGCGGTGGGCGCATGCCCTGCGCTCCTGCCTGATTCCGATCGGCGATCGTATGTCCTCGCAGGCTCTCACGCCCGCTGGCCTCGTCGTCGGCACAACTGACACCACGACGGCGAAGATCGGCGCGGCGGCGTTCCAGGCCTGCGCCAACGGTCGCATGGTGACGATCGCCGCCGGCACCGAATTGCCGAAACCGCTAGGCCTCAACGTGACTACCGGGTTTTTCGGCATCGGGTGCTGGTTCA